ATCACCAAGCTGCTCCTTGGTAATGTCAGGACGCCCAGCAATGTTGGCCGCAGCTACATCACTGCCAGTAATCGCACGAGCAGCACCCGGACTCATACCACCAGAAGGCTTGTAACTCACACCAACTTCACGCTGCTTGGCAGATGCAAGACCACTAACTTCCCTAGCAGGAGCCTTGCGAACCCTCGGTGGATTTAAATTTTCTGATGTTCCCCCGCCGGGATCTCCGCCTGTACACATGATCGAACCTTTTTTGCCTACAATGTCTGTGTGGGACCACGTGACTATGACAATGCCACACTTTTGGGGGCACCCCTACTATGTCAGGTCTATGCTCACCTTAATTTCCCCAGCATGCAAGTGCATAGATTTATCTACAGGCTTAAACCCAGCACGATCTAGTATGTCCTTGCTTGCTTCTAGCTGAACGTACTCTGACTTAGCGCCAGATGCTAGTCTCAGCAACTTGCTGGCAGCATAAGTAGCATTAACACCCAACGACTCAGTTACCGCTTGCATCATATACTGCTGCACATGAGGCAGCTTCAAAGCCTTGCTGGCTGTGACTCTGCCGCTTTCTCCTTCAGCGTATCCAGCCTTACCAGCTGCCTCTTTGATGCTACATCCTTCTGACACGAGCGTATCAACTAGAGCCATCTGTTTACCAGTTAGTGTCTTAGCTACTGTCATACTCAAACCTGACTGTTGCCCCCCCTTGTGTTCCCCCCCAAAGTGGCCGATCTGTCAACCCCATGTCAACCCACTAAATGCAAATATATCTCACTCAGCCCTTCATCATCTGTTCTGTGCGCGTGGCCTATGTACGCGCCAGCGGCCGTTGCGACAGCGCTGCGATCTGTTAATCGCAGCACTGACGGACGTTGCGCGGCGCATTGCAACACGCGCAGGATAGGGGGGATATACCTCAAGTATATCCATGCTCCACAACAACATCAGACTGCGAGAAAAGCTGGTGGCAGAACCTTGCCAAGTCCACATTTGCTAGCATTGACATAGCACTCCTAACCAAAGAGACGACCCAACCCGCCAAGAGATCTGAACCAATCATCAACTGCCAGCCTGAATCCAGTCTCGCCCATTGGTGGTCGCCTACCCAGCATAGCTGGGGCGACCATGCCAATGCCGGCCGAGCCTGACTGGATTCCGTCTGCCAGTCGTGATTGGTAGATCTCGTAAGGCGGGATCGTCTCGCCTCTTTGCTAAGGAGTGACTAATGTCAAAGCAATCAAATGTAAATGGACTTGCCAAGAACCTGACCACCATCTTTTCTCTTGCTGCTGTTGAACAAAACAACACAACAAACAGATCAGTTCAGTACCACATTCAGAAGTTCATCGATCATCTGGAATGGTCGATCAACAAGAAGGAAGAGATCAAGACACAGATCTTCGACAAGGGCGTTGAGATGAACGCCAACAGACACGGCGATGTCGAGGGTGCGCCAGCCTTCGATGCCGGACAACTCCTCCAGTGGGAGCGGGACTGGAACTGGCACAACGATCAGCAGAGCGTCTCAGAAGAGATGCTCACTTACCTCAAGCAAGCGCAACAGCAGATGTTCCCAGATGAGGTTGCAACTGCCAAGCAGAACGCAGCAGCCACCGCAGATGCCGGTGCCTTCTTCTCCAAGTCAGCTTAACCGGCTGACACAGCCTCGCAGCTTCGGCTGCGGGGCTTTTTCTTTGACCGGTATGCAGCCGCAGCACCGCCTAAGAACGGCCATATAACTGCGTTGCAACCAACAAAATCACTGCTATACTGCAAGTATGCAGTAAGGAGGAAAAAATGAAACTTCTATCAAACTTTCTCATCGGAATCGGCATGTTCGCTCTGATCTTTGGCACATCAATGGCTGAGCCAATGGACAACAGCGCTTTCTTCTTTCAGATCACATGTCTTATCGGCGGCATATGTGTCGCCTTCATCGGCGGCATTGTCCGCACAATGGCTGAGTAGCCAACAAGGAGAACCAAAATGGACGGAACTATTATCAAAGAAGACCTGTGGCATTTCCCAATCGACATGTGCAGCTTACACGCATCGTCAATCCACACCGACAACATTGAGGTGCCAGAAAATATGGCACGAGCAGTCGTGCGCACTGACACAAATCAAGTGCTGGGTGTTCACGGAAAAAAGTACAAGCCAATCACCAACATGACTGTGGTCAGCGCAATGGTTGATGCTGTGCATGAGTCAGGCATCAGCCGTGACTATGACTTGACTATCGACACACTCGACAACGGAGCCAAGATGCGTGGTCGCTTCTTGTTCAACGATCTGGTCATCGAACCTGACGTTGGTGATGTCATCAACCACGAGATTCTGTTTTACAACAGCTACGATGGAAGCTGGGCGTTTCAACAGACAAGTCGTGGTCACAGGCAGTGGTGCAAGAATGGCTGCACCAATGCCATGACAGTCAGCAACACATGGGCCAAGCACACCACCAATGTGAATGTCAAAGGCAGCACCACCAAGATTGTTGCTGGCCTTGAGACATTCATGCAGGACAAGGATGTGTACAAAAGCTGGATGACAACCAGCGTTGATGACGAGACAGCCTTCTTGTTCTTCAAGATGAAGCTGTGTCGTTACCCAACACAGGATGCCAGCGTCAAGATCAACGAGCGTCGTTACGAGCAGCTTTGCCGCCAGTGGAACAAAGAGAAAGTTCAACTCGGCAGCAACAAGTGGGCTTTGTACAACGCTTGCACCCACTGGTCTACGCATACTGGTGACACCAACACACCGCACGTTGCTAGACGCAATCGTGAGAACCTACTTATCAAAGCACTCAAGCCAGCCAACTGGCATCTTGCATAGGAGACATCATGTCAACACCATTCATCGTATTGATAGAGGGGGCCATCGGCCTCCTCGACAGGGCCAAGGACAACATCAACGACACAGGCAAGGATGCCTTTCGCTACGATGTTGAGACAGCCCTTCACTCGCTGAACAGCATCAGCAACAAGTATCACGAGTCGCTTGACCGATTCGTTGCCGAACCAATCAACCCATCAATCAAGGAGGTGAAATAATGTCGCTCATGCAGCAACGCCACTTTGAATACATTGCAGACAATGTGGCACCACTCTTGCCTTGGCCGTCAAAAATACAGGAGATGGCTGACAAACTAGCAGCAACCAACCCACGCTTTGATCGCAAGAAATTTATAGATCGCGCGATCAAAGCATGGGAGGCAGCCAATCCAATGGAGGAGTTGGATGACTACATTCCACACCTTGAGCCGTGAGTATTATGAGTGTCAAGATTGCGAAGCGCAGATCGAACACTATCATAATCTCAAGCACTACAGCGAAGACAGCGGGGGCTTCTGCCCCCACTGTGACAGCGATCATCTAGTCGTGATGCAGTCTTACATTGTGTATCAACAAGTCTACGCAAGATCAGATGATGATGCTCTTGAGACAGCTTTGGAGATAGACGAATGGCAAACACAAAGTGGAAGTATCACACAGTCATAGACCCTGACTTTGACACTATGTTCTTTGGACCAGTCGATATTCATTTCCAAGAAGAACAATACCAAGGCAACAAGTCACAAGGAGACGAAGTACACATCAGGCCATCGGTTATTAAGAAGCCAGCAATAGGCAAACACTCGGTATGGCCTGAGTTATGGAGACGCAAATGGAGAACCTGATGAGATACGAACTGTATCATTACCTGATGGACTCAATCGCCACCCACTTTGAGATACAACTCAAAGATCGTGACCACTACACTGAACAAGACTGGCGTCGATTAGAATACAAACACGACGCGTGTGTCATGTTTATCAATCAGAAACTAGGAGAACCAATCAATGAACGATCTGTTTGACAAGCTGGGACTAGACCAGCCAGAGTTTCCAGAGACACCAGCATATAAGCTGGCTCGTCGTGATGACCCAAGCACCAGCCATGACGCTGCCGAGCAGCTTGATGTCAGCAAGATGGAACGCATTGTATTAGCTGCAATCACCAGCTTCTCTGCCGATGGCTGCATATCAGACGATGTGCTGCGCATTCTGCCGAACCATCGATACAGCACAATCACTGCTAGATATAAGCAACTCAAAGAGAAAGGCTTGATCTTTACTGACCATCGCAAACGCAAAGGTGAGTCTGGTCGCCAGCAACTAATCATGTGGGCAAAGGAGTTCTACACAGAAGATGCGGAAGTTTAGATATCGACCAGCTATTACCAATGGCAACCCTGTTGTGCAGTTTCTGTTTAAAGAAATGCACAAGCAAAGATGCTGCCAGATAGATCTTGCAGAAAGAGTTGGCCTTCACAGAGATACATTGAGGAAGTGGCGCACTACGCACACGCCACGAGTTAATGATATCGAAGCCGCTCTTAACTATCTGGGCTACACACTCAAGCCAATACGCATCAAAGATTGACATGACTGCGACATTGCAGGAGTATCCCTGCATGAAAAGCTACATGACAACGCTCACCAACAGAGCCAAACGCCACAGAGTTCCGCTCAAAGATGCTTTCATCAGAGCGGGGCTGCCCGACTCAACATATTACAGAGCCAAGCAAGGCAAGGAGTTACGATACGAAACAGCAAAACTCGTGTTTGATTATATAACCAATGCCAGCCAAAAACAGACGCATCAAAAAAAATCTTAATCAAGGCAAGTCACAGACATGCGAAGCATGTGGAGTGGTGACACCTTGGTTTGTCTGCCCTGTTGCTGGCATCAACCCGCCGTCTTGGTACACAATCTGCCTTGACTGCTATCAGGAGAACCAATGGCAAACAAGAATCGCGACAAGGGAAACTACCACGAAAGGTGGTTCGTCAACTGGCTACAAGAACTCGGCTTCACAGCCAAACGCCAGCCCCTCTCAGGCGCACTCGGAGGAGAATACTCCGGCGACATCATCTGGAAACTCGGACGACTTGAGTTGGTGGTGGAAGTAAAATACAGAGACAAGTCAAACTTCCCCAATCCATTTACTGTTGTGCGCGACGTTGCATTTTACAAACGCAAAACCGGCAAGCCTAAAACTCTGGTAATCTTTGATGGCGATGTGTTCGAGCGAGACATTGCCCCGCTGCTTACGAAAAAGAAACAAGCAGCAAAGTCAGAGTTGACAGAAGACTGGACACTCAACCCAAGGCAACGGCAGTCTCTAGATTTACAGCTAGGAGTAGAAATAAATCATGACATTGAAATCACTAAGTTCCGTGACCACCATAGATCGAAAGGCAACACATTCAAACGACCTGACCTCGCTTATCGAAAGTGGTGTCGTCAAGCAGTTGAGTGGGGAACAGCAGCAACGAGCAGTGGCTCGTCTGTTGGAAGTAAAAGATCCGGCAAAGGTGGACAGCAATCTGGTCACTTCGCTGGCATCCTTGCCGGGCTTGACGATTAGTCCTGTTGAACGCACACGATTCCCTCGTGATGCTGACATACAAATCACACTGTTGCGCTACGACATACAATGTGAGGACGAACAGTCACTGGATCGTGCGTTAAACGCCGTACAAGCGTCACTGACGCCCCTCTCGCCAGAAGATATAGGTAAGCAGCTAACTATGCTTGCAACGCTTGTGGTGAAGCCCAGCGGGGAAACAGCGGAAGATCAGACAATCAGGATCAAATCGCTCACATCACAACTGATAAAGTATCCTGCGGACATCGTGCTGTATGCCGTCCAGAAGGTCGCTGAGTCGTGTACCTTCTGGCCGGCATACGCCGAGTTCCACAAGCATATCCATTGGCGCATAGAAAAGAGGCAGAAACTAATGGATGCACTTGTATCCAAGAAGGTTGCGCTTACTGCATACTCGCAGTAGAATACATACAAAGGAGAACCAAATGAACCGAATAGGATTTATCGGCGGTAGCGACATGCGCCGCATCATGCAAGGTGACTGGATATCGCTCTGGGAAGAGAAGACAGGACGTAAAAAGCCTGACGATCTATCAGACGTATTGCCAGTGCAGCTTGGCACATTCACCGAACAGTTCAACATCAACTGGTTTCAGCAGCAGACAGGCAAGCAAGTATCTGCCAGCCAGCATGAGATCAAGCTGGATGTAGACGGTGTGCCGTGCAAGGGGATGCTTGACGGTCTTGTCGAGGGCGTCACACCAATCGAGTGCAAACATACCTACGATAACAACACCATCGACAATGTACTCAAGCAGTACATGCCACAGATCCAGTTCTACATGTGGGTCGGCAACTACACTGAATGTTATCTGTCAGTCTTGTTTGGCAACAGACGCTGGGAATCAGTGCGTGTATCTCGCGCCGATGATTACGTCGAGCGTATGCGTGTGCATCTCAAGACGTTCTGGCAACTTGTTGTAGATGACACACCACCAGCAGAAGCTGACGAGGTGTATGGCAATCACGTTGCCTCGCTCAACACAGACAAGATTCCTGTCAACGATATGGTCAAGCGCGATGCGTCTGGTGACAATGAGTTCATCAGCCGGTGCCATGACTACATCGAACAGCAGGGCAATGCACAGTTATTTGAATCTGCCAAGGCCGATCTCAAGGCAATGGTAGGCGATGGAGAGCGAGAGGTGTACTGCGATCTCCTCACCATCAAGCGCGACAAGCGCGGATCACTTCGTATCGCAGTAAAGGAGAACCACTATGACGACTAAGAATCTAGCCACAGCGCTAATCAAGTTCCACGACAGTGGGGC